ATAAATCGACCAGGGGAGACATATTTTTACTGTGCACCTACATATCGCATGGCAAAAGATATTGCATGGAAAGAATTAAAGAGATTAGTACCTAAAATCTGGATAAAGAGCAAAAATGAGACAGATTTACGGATTGAATTAATAAATGGGTCAACTATTGAGCTAAAAGGAACAGAAAATGCGATGGCTTTGAGAGGAAGAAGTCTTTCAGGTGTTGTTTTAGATGAAGCAGCGTTTATGGATCAAGATGTATGGGCAGAAGTTATTAGACCAGCTTTAGCAGATAAACAGGGGTGGGCGTTGTTTATTTCTACTCCTGATGGCACTGCTAGTTGGTTTTATGATATGTGGTGTTTTTGCGGTGAAACGGAAAGAGATGATTGGCAGAGATGGAGTTTTACCACGATTGAAGGGGGTAATGTCGCTCCAGAAGAAGTTGAAGCAGCTAGAGGTCAATTAGATGGGAGGACATTTAGGCAAGAATTTGAAGCTAGTTTTGAGAATCTCACTGGTTTAGTTGCTGTTAGTTTTACTGATGAAAATATTGACAAGGAGGTGCAGGATTTACATATGATGCCTTTGTTGATTGGATTGGATTTTAACGTTGACCCGATGGCAGGAATTTGTGCGGTAAAGCATAATGACTGTCTTTATGTATTTGACGAGATCATGTTGACGGGGGGAGCAACAACCTGGGATTTTGCGGAAGAAGTTACAAGAAGATATGGGGTAGATAGAAGAATTATTGCTTGTCCTGACCCTACAGGTAGTGCAAGAAAAACAAGTGGGGTAGGAGTTACAGACCATACAATTCTCAGAAGGTCTGGTTTTACTGTTATGAGTCCAAAAAGTCCCTGGAAAATTAGAGATAAAATTACTGCTGTAAATACTGCTTTGTTAGATGCAAATGGTAATCAAAGAACTTTTATTCATCCAAGATGTAAAGAATTGATAAAAGCACTTAGAACTCTTACTTACGCTCCAAATACAGGACTGCCTAATAAAAATCTAGGAGTTGACCATGCTTTTGATGCTTTTGGATATTTATGTTTGCAGCAATTTAATCTTGCAAAACCAGAGACATTAGGGCAAACTTCGTTTAGAATATATTAAGATACCTAATTCTTACTATGTACCATTCTACAACTAAGAAAAAGAAGAAGAAAAAGAAAGGAGGTAAGAAGCGTAGTGAATGTTCCTGTAAATAAAGCGTTATACTCCAGAGTAAAAGCAGAGGCTAAACGTAAATTCAAGGTTTATCCGTCTGCTTATGCTAACGCATGGCTTGTACGAGAGTACAAAAAACGTGGCGGTACTTACCGAGTGGAGAAAAAACGTGGCAAGAAGTAGTGGCGGTCTTACCCGTTGGTTCAAAGAAAATTGGGTTGATGTTAAAACTGGCAAACCTTGTGGCCGATCAAAAGGCGAAAAACGAGGTTATCCTGCTTGCAGACCTAGTAAACGTATCTCAAGTAAGACACCTAAGACTGTCGGAGAGATGACCGCAGCCGAAAAAGCCAGGTTTAAACGTGAAAAAACAGGTAGTAAAAAGATAAGTTATCAACATAGACGAAAAAAGAAGAAAAAATAACTGTGAAAGTTGCAGTTTCAAGGTAATATATTGTTATAAGTAAAATTTTCTTAGAATCATGGCATTTTTTCGTGGTGAAGAAGGCTCTGTATCATTTGATAACGGAACTGGAACAGTTGGAGCTATAGCTTCTACAACAGCTTGGACATTAGACGTAACAAAAGACACTCTTGATGTGACTGCACATGGAGATACTTCAAGAAAAAACGTAGGTAGTTTAATTTCTGGTTCTGGTACTGTTGATCTTATTTATACGGCAACATCAGGAGATGATACTGCTGAAATCATTACAGATGTATTAACAACAGAAGATTCTGGCGATGCTGCATTTAACCTTTTCTTAGATACATCAGGAACTAAAAAATTAAGTTTTAACGGAACTATTACAGGAACTTCATATAGCTCTACAGTTGGAGATTTAAGTACAATATCAGTTAGTTTTGTAACTAATGGTGCTATTACCTCTGCTATCTAATGCCAAAATCATCTTATTCGAGTAAACAACGTAAATTAGCTGCTGTTGCTCCACCACGGGATAAGATTACGGCTGCGGATCTTAAAAAACTACGTTCTAAGAAAAAAAAGAAAAAGAAGTGAAACTTACCACTCGCCAAAAAAATTTATTAGAAAAACATTCTGAACACCATAGCGATAAGCACATGGAGTTTATGAAAAGGCGAATGAGAGCAGGAGATACTTTTACCCAAGCCCATAAAAAAGCACAGGCAAAGGTGGGCAAATGAAAAGACGTAAATCTGTTAGCTTATCTGTAGGTAGAGGAGAAAAATCTAAAAAAGGTGGACTTACTGCAAAAGGTCGTGCGAAATACAATCGTGCCACAGGTAGTAATTTACAAGCACCTGTTACTGAAAAAAATCCTACTGGTAAAAGAGCAGCGAGAAGAAAAAGTTTTTGTGCCCGTATGAAAGGTATGCCTGGCCCACTAAAAGATAAAAAAGGTCGGCCCACTAGAAAAGCGTTAGCATTAAAACGATGGAGGTGTTAATCAATGACATATGCAATTCCTGGTAATATTAGAACTAATATCGTTTCATCTACATCTGTAGGTGGTATAGATAGTCCTTTTACTAGAACTAGAGCAGTTTTAGATATGATGAAAGGATGGGAAATAATGAAGGCTGTTACAGAAGGAACAGAGTATCTTAGAGAAAATTCTGAAGCATTTTTACCTCTTGAACCAAGAGAAGATTATGATGCTTACCTTGCCAGAGTAAATAGATCAGTTTTTAGTCCTTTTACCCAAAGATTAATTAGAGCAGCTACAGGTTTAGTTTTAAGAAAACCAATAACATTAACAGGAGATCCATATTGGACAGAAATGTTTAAAATGGATGTTGATGGTTGTAAATCTGATTTAGATGAATATGCAAGAAGAATACTAATGTGTTCTCTCACTTATGGTCAAAGTCATATTCTTGTAGATTATCCTGCACCTTCTGGTGCATTAAGTCTTGCAGAAGAAAGATCACAGAATCGCAGACCTTATTGGATTGAAGTAGATCCTACAAATCTTTATGGTTGGAGACTAGATAGAGAATCTAATTATGGGAATCTTATACAAGCTCGAATTGCAGAAAAGGCTGTATTGCCTGATGGTGATTTTGGTGAAAAAGTTTATGACCAAATAAGAGTTATAGAACCTGGTCGATACAGAGTGTTTCGTAAAAAAGAGCAAATTGAAGAAATGTATGATGTCTCTGATAACAGTGTGACAGGAAATTTTGAAATGGGATCAGCAGATAAAGATTATAAACAAGTTGAATCTGGTAATTTTTCTCTTGGTGAAATACCTTTAGTAACAATTTATTCTGGCAAAACAGATAATTTAGTTAGCAAACCACCTTTACTAGATATTGCGTATCTAAATCTTGCACATTTTCAAAGACAGGCTGATTTGATACATAGTTTGCACGTTGCATCTCAACCAATGCTTGTAATGGAAGGATATGACGATCAGACAAAAGATTTAGCTATTTCTGTAAATTATGCAATGGCAACTCAGCCAGGAAATAAAGTTTACTATGTAGAACCAGCTAGTAGTGCTTTTGATGCTCAATCTGCTGAAATCAAAGAATTACAAATGCAAATGGCTACTCTTGGTATTAGTACTTTAAGTCAACAGAAGTTTGTTGCTGAATCTGCTGATGCAAGAAGATTAGATCGTGTAGATACTAATTCTATGCTTGCTATGGTTTCTATGGAATTAGAACAAAAATTACAAAAAGCATTTAATTTATCTGCTGAATATGTAGGAATTGAACCTCCAGAAGTCAAAATTAGTAGAGATTTTGATATTGAAAGGTTAATTGGACAAGATATTACAGCATTAACATCATTATTCGATCAACAAGTCATTGATAGAGATGAATTTAGAGATATTCTGGTACAAGGAGAGGTGTTACCTTCAGCTAATGAGGCCAAATCCGAATAGTTTGTTACAATGATAAACAAGTACACATATTCTTATGTCTAAATCCTTAGATAAAGTTTTGCAATCTGACGGAACTTATAAATGGGAAGAAGTAGAACTTGTTCATTCAACTGCTGAACCTGAAGTTTGTCCTGCTCCCGAACCAAAAGCAACTAAGAAAAAAGTTGCTAAAAAGAAAACTACTAATCCACTTTCTGAATAATTAATGGCAATCGAAGAAAAAGTCATTCAGCCTGAGTCTGTGACCAACGCTGAACAGCCCGTGGCTGAAACTACTTCACAACCAACTCAACCACAAGCACCTAATCTTGATGCAGTAAAAGCAGAATATGAAGCAAAATTAGCTGCTGCCCGTAAAGAAGCTGCTGATGCAGAAGAAAAATTCAAAGGCATTAAGGGTAAATTAGATGATGTCTATAAACAAAAAGAAGAAAAACGAACCAAAGATTTAGAAGAGCAGGGTCAATGGAAAACTCTTTGGGAGGAAGCTAATAAAACAGCACAAGAAAAAGATCAACAAATCTCTAACTTGTCTCAACAGCTTGAAGAGATGAAAAACTCTCACGAAGTAGCTTCTACAAAAACAACAGCACTTGCAGCTATCAGTAATCTTGGTGCGATAAATGCAGAACAGACTTTGGCATTGTTACAAGGAAAGTTACAAAAAAACGCTGAAGGAAAAGTTGTTGTTCTTAATGGTGGAGTTGAGCAAGATTTAAATACCTATCTCAGTAGTCTCAAAAACCCTGGTAGTGGTTGGGAACATCATTTCAAGCCTAGTTCTGCTGCTGGAATGGGTGCAAAACCAAGTCCTGTAGCAAATGCTGGTGGAGGTCAGGTAAACCCCTGGAAAACGGGCAACCTAACTCAACAAATGCTACTATTAGAGCAAGATCCACAGCTTGCAGCAGTGCTCAAGCAAGAGGCTCAAAAATAGTTAGTTTCTGTGAAACTAATCCCCTTGTCCGTGACTAGGGTATCGCAAAAGTAACAAGGTAATCTGAATGGCTGCTCCGTTTCAGAATTATTCTGGCGGTGTCCTATTAGCGGACATCGTTAAGAGAAATAATCTCAGCACATACGTTTCCGAAGCTATCAAGGAACGTAGTGCATTTTTAAAATCTGGTGCTGTTGTAAGAAACTCACTTCTTGACGCAACAGAAGGTGGAACAAGAATCCAAGTTCCAGAATTTAACCCAATCACACCAACTGAAGAAATTTTAGATGGTACAGCAACATGGGGTACAAGTAACAATGGTTATTTGACACCACAAAAGATTGGTACAGATACACAGATCGCAACTATCTGTCATAGAGGTTTTGCGTATGCTGTTGATGATGTAGCTGTATTGGCTGCTGGTGAAGATCCAATGGGTCACATCAGAAACCAGATTGCAGATGCTATCAACAAATTAAACTCTGCAAGACTATTCAGCTTGTTAGATGGTTTGTTCGGATCTACTTTCGGACCACTAGGTTCAAACTGTTTAGATTTATCTAAAGGTGCTGCTTCTGGTGCTGATACTGATAACTTCTTGACAGCTTCAACTGTTGCAAGAGGAAGATCACTTCTCGGAACAAGAGGAGATGAACTAGATACTTTAGTTGTTCACCCATCTGTTGCTTACTACCTATATC